AATACATAATATTCAAGGAGGTATATTAAATATAAAATTAAAATATTTAGATGATTGGAACAATCATAGAAATAGATTAGCAGATATATATCATAAAAATATTATAGAAAATAATAAACTACGAATATTAAAACCGATTGAAAATTGTAAATCCAATATTCATTTATTTATACTTATAGTTGAAGAAAGAGATAAATTAAAAAAATATCTTGAAGAAAATAATATAAATTGTGCAATTCATTATCCACAACCATTTTATGAAACTGAAGCATATAAACATCTTATTCTAAATAATTTTGAAAAAATGGAATATTTTAAAAATAAATTATTAACATTACCCATGTATCCAGAATTATCTGAAGAAAGTATTAAATATATTTGTGAACAAATAAATAAGTTTTATAAATTAGAAGATGAATAATTAATTATGAATTTTTTTATAATGTTTTATGAATTACCAATAAATGTATGTCTTTTTATTCCTGAAAAAATTATATTTTTTACATGTAAAAAATTATTATTTTCTATTTTTGTTCCAAAAATCATAATCTCTATAATTATCACTGGCTTGTACAGGATATAATTAATAATCAAATCTTATTGATTTTGAGTACATCTAAAAATTTATAAATATAATACTTTATATTTTCAGGTAAATCACATTGTTTGACTAATTTATTGAAAATATTACCTTCTTCACATTTTTTCAAACTAGATTTTTGATTTATATTTTCATTTTCAAATACTTCAAATGACTCATTAATAATTTGTGGAACATGTTCAGTAGTTTTTTGATAGTTGTACATTTCTTTTTTTAAATTATTAATTAAATTCCTTATTTCATTTTCATAAACATCAATTTGAAGTTCTTCGGGTATTTTGACCTTATTAAATCGTAAATATTTTTTATCTAAATAAATATAAAAAGGAAATACATTATGACTTACAGCATTTCCCATTCCAATCATAGAAAATGAACCTAAAACACTATTTTGTTGGATACACGAATACATTCCCATGGTAGAATAATCTAACAATGTAGAATGTCCACCAGTAATAACTCTTGCATATATAGTAACATTATTATGAATTGTAGTATCGTGACCAATATGATTTTCAACAAGAATTTTATTATTGTTTCCAATTATTGTTTTTGAACTATATCCTGAAAAAACTTTATTACTTGTATGAAAAAAATTACTATTACCTATTTCCAGCCCATTAAAATGTTTTTGTTTGAAATTTTGAATATTTTCTCTACGTTCAACACCAAATTCACCTAATATGTTATTATTCAATATAAGATTATCATTTCCAATAACTGTATTTGGATAAATTACTGTGCCATCATATATTTTATTATTATCACCTATAATTACATTTTCTAAAATTTTAACACCAGATTCAATGTAATTATTTTTTCCCATTATTAAACTTTTTGGAAATCTTAAAATGTTCATTAAAGTAATATAATAATTTATGCAATTAATATAAAAAATAAATTATGTTTATATTAACTTATTATATTTAAATATTATTATTAAAATACTTGCTTACATATTCAAATACATAAAATCCAACTATTGAAGACGGTATACTTCGCATTAATGGATATTGGACACCTTTGTACAAGTGAATCAAATTATAATTTATATTTCTTTCAGCAATTATTTGATTTTTTATATTATCAATTGGGTACGTGAAACCCCAAACAATAAATGAAGATGCAATTCCTGATAAATATATAGGAAAGTTATCAGTTCTAAAATAATTATAAGAATATAAAAAAACGGTTGAACCTGATATATTTCTAACATATTCCAACCCTCCACTTTTCAATAATATTTTTTTTGTTATACCATCTGTATTTTTTAATAAAGTATTTTTTAAAAGCAACACATTGTATGGTAACGTTATTCCTGTAGATATTAAACTTGCACTAAATGATGATAATAAATCATTATTATATTTTTTTTTAAATTTATCAAACCAATAAAATTGTATACCTCTTTCAAATGAATTAGATAATATCGACAAATGAACACCTTTAAATAAATTTTTATAAAAATTATCCTTGATATTCATTTGTGATTTTAATTTTAAAATTTCAAATGGATGTGATATAATAGCTCTAGTAATACCCATTGTAAAACCAGGAATAAATTTATTAAATTCTTCTCTATAATTGGTCATGTATTAATATTTATTTATTTATTTATATATAAACTATTTTATATGGTTTTAATGTAATTCTTTAAAAAAAATGTTATTTATACACTATCTCCAAGATTATATCTACCTATATTATAAAAAAAGTATTATATTATGAATACAAAATACTATTTACTTCAAGAAAAAAATGTTAAAAGTTATAATGATAAATGTAATGATTTAATAAACATACATATTAAAAAATATTTTACTTTAGTAGAAATTAATCTAGAAGATATTGAAAATTTTTTTTGTAATATTATAAATCCAACAATTATATTATATTATCATCAGGATCATCAGGGTTTTGGTTTTAGACTTTTTAAAAATAAAATATTGAATGTAATGAATAATTACATAAATGAAAATATTAAATTATATATTTTTACATTTGATTATTGGTATTATCCAAATAATAGTTTATTTAATAATGAATATAATAAATATATTAATAATGTTTTTAAGGCAACTAATTATAAAGTAATATGTTTTGCAAATAATGTAGATGATATAAATTTTTTTCTTGATTATGATTATTCTCCGTATAAAGATAATATAATATTTAATAATATATGGTCGTGTTATGAGACAAGTTTTTGTGAATTTAATCAAAACCCAATACAAAAATTATTAATTTCAGGTTCGCGTGCAATATCTTATTATAAAGAAAGAACTATAATCGCTGGTATAAAATCAGAATATATCGAAATATATAATAAAAATATGAATGATATAAACATAATAAATAATAATTATAATATTACTCTTAATAAATACTTTAGTTCATTTACTTCAAGTGTTTATGTCCCTGCTAAAAATAAAAGTGAATTTACAAATACTCATGCTATTTTATTAAAAACATTTGAAATATTAGCATCTGGATCGTTATTAGTTATGCCAATTTCAGAAGAAAAATATATTGAAAAAATTGGATTAAAACATAATATTAATTGTTATTTGATTGACTTCAATAAAAATTTAAATGAACAAATAAACTATATTTTTCAAAATTATGATTACTATAATAATGTAAGATTTAAAGGATATATTTATGCTAAAGAATATTTGAATTCTGAAAAGAAATATATAGAAATAAAAAATATTTTATCTATAAATTAATATAATGAATAACATTAAAATTGCTAAAACAATAAATAATATTTTAACAGATTCAGAATATCCTATATTTTGTACATTTTATACAATAGATAATGGGTACGAAGAATATTTTTTAAAATTAGAAAAATCATTAAATAAATTTAATTTACCTTATTATGCTATAGGAATATTAATAGAAAATAATAGTTGGATTGATATTGTTCAAAAAAAACCAGATTTTTTATTAATGGTTATGGAATTATATCCTAGTAAAAATATTGTATGGATTGATTCTGATTCTATTATTGAACAAAATCCAAACGTGTTTCTAAATCCATTGAATGACTTAGGAGTATATTTTTTAAATAATATACAATTATGTTCAGGAACATTATTTTTTAAAAATTCAGAAATTTCCAAAAAAATTTTAAATGAATGGATTGAAGAAACAAATAAAATAAATGAAATGAATAAAATTGAAAAGATGAAGGAGAATTTATTATGGGATCAAAAAATATTAGAGTTATTAATAAGGAAAAAATATATGGAAAATATATTCTTATTACCAGATGAATATATATGTATTTTCGATCATCCTAAATTTAAAAAGTTAGATTGGGTTATTTCGCATTGGCAAGCATCGCGAAAATTAAAAAAAAGAAAATAAATAATAAAAATAATTGATATGGTTACTATATCTTAATTAATAATACTTTATTATGGTTTAATATAAATTATAATTTTAAATTTATTATATCCCCATTAAAATTATGTTTAACTTCAAATGGAAAATATTTGCTTAACAGTTCTATATCGCCTTTATCCATACTTAAATTTTTTGGTAATTCTTTTATACTTTTTTTCTTAATTATTATACCAATATTATAATCATATTGTTTAATATAACATTCTTCACTACAATCAAAACCTGCCAAAACTAAATTATACAAAACTAATCCAGCATTCCATATTGAAACATGGCCACCAACAATAAATGGTTTTCGTGGAGGAACAATAATTGCTAAATATCCATCTTCTTCTAATAGGGAATGAATTTTTTTTAAAAATAAATTAACATTAAGTTGATGTTCTAAAATATGACAGCACCAAATAGCATTGTATTTTTCTTCAAATTCAATCATATTAAAATCTCCAATATACTTATTTCTTATTTGAGATTCTATATTTTCAATTTTTTTATCATAATAAATACTATTACCATAATCACATATATCGACAATTTTACCTTTATTTAAAAATATTTCAGTATGTTCTAAAGCACCAGCACCAATGTCTAAAACATTATCAAATTTTAATTCTAAAAATTTATTTAATATTTTTTCTCCACGAAGATTTTCTTTATCAAATGACCCTAATAACCCTGACGTATCTTTCTCAATTGTTCCCAAATCTGCATATACATATTCATTATTTATGGAAGAGGATGTGTATTTTAAATTATAATTATTTTTTTTATTAATATTTAAAAAATTTAAAAGCCATTCTAATTTGGCTAAGGGCCATTGTGTAGGCCCATCGCAAAGCGCTTTATCTGGATTGTCATGTGTTTCCATAAATATACCATTAACACCTAATGATATTGCCATTTTCCCCATATATGGTATCAAGTCTCTGTATCCACCACATTGAACAGTTCCATCTGCCATTTTTTGAGAAGGTAATTGTAAACAATGTGTTATATCCATTGAAACTAAATTTGTATCAGATTTTAACCAAATTAAATTTCTAGGATCAACTACCAAATCTTGATATCCAAATGAATTGCCTCTCTCGCATAAAATAACTTGTGAATTCCCAAATTCTATAATTTTTTCTTTAGATTTATGCATCTGATCGGCAGAACAAAATTGACCTTTTTTTACTTGAATAATTTTACCTGTTTCCGCAGCAGCTTTTAATAAATCAGTTTGTCTACACAAGAAAGCAGGTATTTGTAAAATATCTGCTACTTCAGCTACTGGTTTGGCTTGCCAACTTTCATGAATATCAGTAATTATAGGTATACTTAATTCATTTTTTACTCTTTTTAAAATTCGTAAACCTTCTTCAAAACCTAATCCTCTATAAGAATTACCAGATGAACGATTCGCTTTATCAAAAGAAGTTTTAAAAATAAAATTAACATCATAATTGGAAAAAATGTCTTTTAAAGATTTTGCCATTTTCATAGTATGTTCTTCACTTTCAATAACATTTGGTCCACATATAATAAAAAATTTTTCTTGTAACTTTTTAAATGATAACATATTATATCTATTTATGTTTTTATTTTTTTATATAGGTTTATAGTTTTTTCATATATTTGAAAAACATTTATTGTGTAATTTAGTTATAAATAAAATATGTTTGTTATTATGTTTTAATCTCTTTGAATCCTACAAGAATTAAAAAATGGTTTTTTTAATTCTTAAAATACTATTTTTTATATTTTATTCCTTCTTTTATTCCATTATTTTTATAATGTTTTATTGCTTCAAAATTTGAAAGGTTTTGCAAACCGCCATTTATTTCTTTATATTCATTCACATTAAAATCATGAGGTATTTTATCATAAAATTCGTCTAGATTTATATCGGTTTGAAAAATTAATATATTATCGAAACAAATTTCTAAATTCAAATAATTCAAAATTTTAATTATATTATTCAAATCATTAAAAATGAATTTTTTTCCAGGTAATATAATATTAATTTTATTTATAATCATATATTCAATCATTTTTAAATATAATATTTCATTATTATTAATATTTTTAATAACTTCAACTAATTTTTCAATATGTATAGATAAAAATTTATTAAATACATGATAATTCATATCCAATTTTTTATATCTTGGAATTAAAGTATTAACATTAGATTGATCAGAATATAATATTATATCAAATTTACTATAATCTAAAATATATTCATAATATAAACCAATAAGTGTATCATATCCTAATGTTTTATTTGCAATATTACCTTTTTCATAATAATGACTTTGACTAAAATCTTTATTTATCATATCCCATCCAGTAATATTAAAATTTTTAACCCCCATATAACTAAACAATTCTAGTAATTTATACATTAAAGGAACATAAATATTATATTTTCCATAAATGATATTATTTTTATTATATCCAAATAATGTTATTTCTTGTGAATCAATCAAATTTGTTTTATTTAATTTTGGTGTAAATATTAAATTTGGTTCAAATTTAGTTTCATTTACTGGATATTTGTAATGGTTTGGGAGATTTCTAATAAATTTATCAAAATCATCAAAAAAATAATCTCCCATATATATCTTAAAAACATCATCAATGTTATAATTTGATTTATTACGTATTATTCCTGTTTTAACTCTATTATCAAAAATAAATATATCAGCATCTTGTATTATATCAATAGTGGTTTTAATACATACTTTAATCGTTTTATTGTTAGTTGGTAATTTATCATGAAATATATTCAAACTTGGACCACATGAATATATATTCATATTATATCCATCTAAACAATTTTTAATGTTGAAAAATATTTCATCAGTTGTATATTTAGATTTATCTGTGATATCAAATAATTTATTTTTTATATTCATAATTATTTGTAATTAATTTAGATTATAATTTTGATATTTAATCTTATATTATCTCTTCAGCTTCGCTAAATCCGGTTCAAACAATATATTTCATTATCTTTCAAATTATAATTTTGTAGACATAGAATTATTTAAAAGAACCAGGGAGGAACATATATTAAATTATTAAATGACAATAGAGCTAAAATTAAAAAAAAAAATAATTTGACTCATTCTGAAATTATTGAAGAAAAACAGTTTATCAGTTATAAAATATAATCCTAATTCAATCAAATTTCAAACGACAAACCAATAAGGGAGAATTGCATCTTGCCCTATTTTCTGCCAGTCGTTGACTTCTACGAGGAGGAATGTACGGACTCAATTCAATGTCATCATAGTCATTGCGTTCCTCTCCACTGGATTCACTGTACTCGCTGTCGCTGTATTCGCTGTATTCACTCTCGCTGCTGTCATCGTCGTCGCTGCATTCACTCTCGTCCATAACAATGCGGTCAATTTGTCTTGAATAATACTCAACAAACTTATTGATTGTCACGATAAACAAGTTTGCCAACGCTGAAATGCTCAACACAACGAATCCAACTCCAAGTATAAAGTCATAAATCTGTTCAACTCTGTTTGCTGTCGTTTCCATGATTGTAATATTGTTGTTGTCGTCGTTCTTAACCTACACATTGTAAATTCATGTTTTAATAATTCAATTTATAAATAAAATAAACCTTTCATTATATTTATAAATAAATTCAAAAATTTTTGATTAAATAAATATTTATGTTTACACAAAATTTATCATCATTTCTTCAATATATTTTTTATCATAAATCGCAATATTCGTTGTTCTGTCCCAACTGCTGTACGTCGTAATTATGCGCGAGTCTTCCACTACCAACCCAATGCAGTATTCAATGCAGTGTTCGTCAAATTTGAAAATTGGCGTATACTTGATGAGTTTCATGTCTTCATTATTTTCAAAAACAAGCATCATGTTATAATAATGACGCGGCTCTTCATGCGAAACAATGTGAACGATAAACCATATCTGGTCTTGATAGTTGAATCCGCAAGTAGACCCTCGAACGTGATTAAAAATCCCAGGGTATTGCGATGGTTTCTTTAAAGAAACCGTTCTCAACACGTTTGGATTTTCTTCGTCAATTCTACATATTTGAAGTGGATTCCAACCGTATATAACACATTTTTTCCCTGCAATATTTGCAAACACCCAATTTTTTTCACATTCCGAATTTAAATTGAACTCGGGTTTTATTTCAAAAGGTATCAACATGTTGCCATTCTCATAATATTTCCCATGAACAACTCCAATTCTATTATTGTCTGCATGATATCCAACGCCGATGAATGACAAATCCGATGACACATCGGAGTCATAAAACAATCTTACATCCTCTATACCAATCACATTTGCAGGAAACGCGCCGCATCTGTAAACATATTCCATGTCAATTAATTTTTCTTTTTCTTTTATAATGTGAAAATCATCAGCCAATTCTATATATTTATTCAGAGATATTATGTGTTGTCCTGTTTCATACCCTTGATTAGTTATCCTATAATTTACCAAACGCACATTCATGATGTATCCACCGACGCTATCGCCATTGCAATTGCGTTTTGGAAGAATGCTGCTTGAAGATGAATTAAAATGAACAATGTTTCCGCTTATTTCATGGTCTAGAGTAAAACTCATGTCATATTTTACCAACGGAACTAATTTTAAATCATAAAATTTAATATTTTGAAATAAATTTACAATTAAGAAATTGTTACAATTATTCATTACATTAATAATGGAGTTTCTTATATTTCCTGTACTACTACATCTGTGTCCAATATAATACGCAAGAATTGTGTATTCATAATCACACTTGTATGTATAAACATCATTTTCTAAAAATAAATAATCATCTTTTCCTGCACTACATCCAACTATAATATCTTTTGCAATTTTGTAAAATAAATATGACAACTGTTGCTTTCCTATTTCTCTATAATATTTTATAATCTCATATATGTTTTCTGCCCGATTTGATAAAATATTGTACCCCCCTAGCCACGCATCAACTGCTTCAGACATTTTTCCGAGGTCTTTATAACATGTTCCCATTTTATAATAAGAGTACCAAATTTCTTGATTCCACCCACCCAACTCAATTCGCTTTTTATACATTTCGATGGCTTCTTCTCTTTTACCCATATCTTTCAAAGTATTTGCCAAATAAAAATGATACCTATCATTTTTAGGATTCTCCTCTATTCCCCTTGTAAGCAACTCCACGTCGCGAATAAATTTATTTCCTTTTGACCCGCCATCGCCAATATCATTAATAAATACAATATTCTTTTCAAAACTATTTACTGTGGTGTTGGGTGGAAAATTTATATATTCATGAGTTACACCCGAATATGAAATTTTTCCATTATTTTTTACAATTCTTACATTTTTATAATAAAAATCATTTGACCCTTGCAAAACATAGTACACATCAAGCGTCAACATTTTTTTCGAAAATGAATCTTCACTCGGATAAAAAATCATATCTGCATCCAATAATAAAATATAATCAGACATTCCCGCACACGCTTGCAATGAAAAATTGCGATTATGCGAAAAATCCTTGAACTGTTCAAAGACTATTTTTCCCGGAATGTTTTTACTGTCAAAATATTCCTTTATTTTACCAACCGTGTTGTCTGTTGAACCAGTGTCGCATATGCAGTAACAGTCAATCCATTTTACTACAGAATCAAACAACCTGTATATAATCTTACTTTCATTTTTCACAATCATGTTTAAACATACTGTCGGTTCCACAATTTCTTTGTCAAGTTCCATAATGATTTTGTAATATTATTTATTCATCATGAGCAGTATTTAAATGCATTTTATTTATAATTTAATGGTTAAAAAATTAAATGGTTAAAAAATTAAATGGTTAAAAACTGTAATTAATTATCTTGACAGTTTTTAATAAATGTGTTGTAACTACTGTAACTATTACATGTCATATTTCTTTAGATATAATAAGTTAATCGAGGAGGGCGGAAAAGGAAAAGAAACAGCAGATAAAAACATCATCGTTAGCATTGGTTCTTCGGAAGTTTCAAATGTAAATTTTCTGACGCATGATACGCAACCACAACACGCCACAACAGATGCGCAAACACTGACTGTTTCAACACTTGTAACAAATTTAGATGAATTTAAAATACTTTTTTTAACGCAAGAAAAATTATGTTATGAATTGCAAGCAGAAAATTCAATATTAACAAATAAATTAGAAATGAGCATTTTAACAAGTAAAAAACAATTACAACAAATAAAAAGACTAAAACTGAAAATGTGCAAGATGGAAACAGCTAATGCAACATTTGAAAAGATTTTAGGTTATTATAATTTTTCCAACGGTGGAAACGGCAGTCACTTTGCCCTTCCACCACCACCACCACCCCCCTTTCCTCCTCCTCCTCCTCTTCCATTAAATACTGTTATTAAACAAAAAATACTACCACCTATGCCTATGAATACCGTCTTAGAGGAATTTAAATCAAAATTTAAACCGAAAGACTAAGTCAAGTGAAAAACGAAAAAAATGAAAAACTTTGAATAAATAATTATTGAGCCGCCGGAACAGTAAGAGTAAGCGTCTGGGAAGAAGCCATAATTCCTGTCACGTCAGTTCCAACTGAATCAACCAGTGTTACTTTAATGGTATAAGTAGACGAAGGATTTAATGGCGATGCAGCCAATGTCTGAGTACTGTTGTCTAAAATAAATGAACCCAGAGTACTTTTTGTTGTATCAGGGTTTACTAATTCTACTTTATGTTTATATGTGGTTGTGCTCGTGCCATAAGGAATTGAAGTTTTTAATGCAACGGACGTCGCATATTTCAAAGTTGATGCATTCCAAATGTACCCCCCTGACAATGCTAGATTCGAAACTGCAAATGTTGAAGCGACATTTTCACTGTATAATATTGTAGAAATGCCTGCTTCAGCTGCAAGGTCATTCAAGGTATAATAGTTGCCGTAAGGGGTAACGCCACCATATAAACTATATGATGAATACACGGAAGTTATATTTCCAGCAGTATTTTCAGACCTAATGTCTACAACCCAAGTGCCAATGGCTTGTCCTAGAGATGTTCTTATACTTGAGTGAAACATTGAGTACCCGAATCCGTCGGCATAATTATAAACTCCCGTAAATCTATAAGATGATTCACCGCTAATTTTAATATTTACACGAACTTTTGAAACATAATTTGGAGAACTTACATTGAGTCCGGTGGTGGTGGTGCGCCAAGTTACTTTGAATAAGCGAACGTCATCAATGGCACCTCCAACATTCCAATTCATACCCTTGTGGTCAAATAATGTTACTTCAGTCGGAAATATTCCGGTGGGATTTGGAATTGTAAAAGAAGTTGTGTTTGGAGTTAAATCTTGTAGTATAAGATAATCACCGCTCCAACTTTGGCCATCATTACTAATATACAGTTGAGATGTAAATGTTTTACCATACAATGATAAAGGGAATGATGCTGTAAAACTGCTTTTAGCAGACCCAGTGGCATAAAAACTAGACATACTTGTTGCTGTTCCAGTCGCCGTTTCAACAAAACTAAGCGCATAATACCACCCCCTGCTACCTCGTTGTGATTCCAGCAAAGCGGGTATAGTCACTGTGCACGTGGCAGGTATAACATCGGTATTAAAATTTGAAATTCCGAGAACAAATGGTCCTCCTACAAGCGGATTTGGAATAAATGTTGTTATATTCTGTTTTGTCGCACTTCCGCTCGTATAGTCTATTGTAGCCGTGACCTTATTTCCAATCAGCGAAGGACCGCCTACATTCAAATAGTTTTGCGTATCAGTAATCAAATACTTATTAGTGCCATTGGCAATGACAAAAGAAGAAAAATTTTGAGTAATGGACCCACCATAAGCACCACCATTTTGTACCCATGCAAGCCCCATAGTAAATGAAGTCAACGATGCATATCCGCTGTATTGAAAATTAAAATACCACAGAGTTGATTCCTTCGTAAATGTTACAGACGATATCAACCCGTAGTCTAAAGGCGTCGTAAGTGTTAGCGTCTTCACAGGCAGTAAACTTTTCAAATTTACATTGGAAGTAGAATTAAACAAGGTGGGAGTTACTATTATTGAATAAGATGTCAATGGCAATAATGAAGCGCACACAATCGTTACTGGAGAGGCAACACTATCCCATGTTGGCTGAGAAACAGTTGTGCGCGAATTGGTTACAGTGTTGACGCTCTCGACTATGAATTTGTATTTGGTTTTATCTAAACTCAACGGGTTTGCTGCCGGACCTGTAATAATTACATTATAACTGAACGTGTTTGTATTTGACGTATAACTACTAAATACTGGGGAAGTTACTGTTGCATCCAGCGTGGGATTGTTTTTACTATACACACTTGAATATGAGAGGTCCAAATACGTGTAAAGCTCACTCACATATCCAGCCACAATTCCAGATATTGCTTCTTGAGCCATCGCAGACTTGACCATGCTGTTAACTATGTCATATAATTTAACTGTACTAGCTGTATCAAATGTAACATTATTTATAAGGTTGCTTATATTTACAGCAATAATTGACCCAGTGTATATTTTGAATGGATAACCATTTACCACTATCAATTTCAAAACAACACCGTTATTATCCAGCAGTTGATTTGACACATTCAATGTATATAAAATGCCATTTATTTTTACAGTCTCGCCCACATTCAATGGAATGTATAAAGATGTGTTATTTACAATCGATATACTTGATGTCGCGATTGTAACAGTTTTAACATTGCTTGCGTCATAAACAGGTGCTGCTACAAGAAATTCTGTTTTTACACTTGAAAGTTCGGGAATAGGCACACTTAATGCCGCATTCAGCTCGGAAACACTGAGTGGCGCTGAAAATTGGAGCTGCGAAATGTTTGCGCCCGCATTGTTTGCATTGTAAAGCAATTGCAGTTTTTGTTTGGTTGAAAAAGTTGGCAAATTCGTTGCACCCACAATGCTCGCATTTGTAAAATCTACCCCAGTTACATTTGCACCACTAAAATTCGCTCCGTTCAAGTTACTGTTACTCAATATAACATTTGTCAATGTCAATCCCACCAATGAGGCGCCAGACAAATTTTTACCTGATAAATCGGCACCCGCCGAGACTGTTGCATTTGTCAACGTTCCGGCAGTTACAGTTAGCGTTGCAGTTGCATTGGTTGGCGCATTGTAGTTGGTTGATGCTGCTTGTGAAACTGTAATTGTAGCAGTTCCGGCAATTCCGATAATTGTAACAACTCCTGATACAGAATTAACTTTTGCAACGCTCTCGCTGTCACTAGTGAAAGATAGGGCTCCGTCACTTGCAGTTGAACGAGCAAATGTAAATGTCGGGTCAATGCTGCTTTTGGTAATATTTGAAACCACAATTGTCGGAGTCGCTTTCGAAACAGTTAGTATCGCAGTAATGGCTGTCGGTGCATTAAAATTAGTGGTCGCGTCTTGGTTTGCAGTAATTGTGGTAGAACCGGCGCCGACGATGGAAATGGTTCCCGAATCGGTAATTGTGGCAACACCAGGCGTGTTGCTTGTGTAATGAAATGCTCCAACAGTATTTTGACTCGCTGGCGCCGTAACTGGAAAAGACGAAATTCCAAAAATTTTGGGTGCAATTGAAAAAGCACTCAAGGTCGGCGTCCCTTTTGTAACAGTCAATGTTGCAGTTGCATTAGATGGCGCATTATAGTTGGTTGATGCCGCTTGTGACACGGTGATTGTTGTAGTTCCAACAATGCCGACAATTGTAACAAGTCCTGATGAAGAGTTAATTGTTGCAACACCGATTGTGTTGCTACTAAAAGTTAGGGCTCCGTCGCTTGCAGTTGAAGTGGCAAATGTAAATGTCGAGTCTGCGGTGCTTTTTGATATATTTGAAATTGTAATTGTTGGTGTCGCTTTTCCAACAGTCAAGGTCACAGTGACAGGCGTGGGCGCGTAATAACCAGATATTTCATCTTGTTTTGCAGAAAATACAACTGTGCCCACCTTGTTGACCGTTATTAATCCCAAATCGGTTATTGACGCAACCGTCGTGTCTCCGCTTAAAAAAGCATAACGCATTGTTCCACCGCTTGTGCTAGAACCTGCAGGTGCCGCAACCTGAAATGCCACATCTCCATACGTTTTTGAAACTGTAACATTGCTCAAAACCGGCGTCACCTTGTTTACAGTAAATTTTGCAGAAATAGGAGTGGGTGCATTATGGTTGGTTGTTAACTCTTGGCTTGCAGTAACTGTAACCAAACCACCACCAACTATTGTCACTTGTCCAGTCAATTCAACAATGGTTGCAACTTTTTTACTTGCAGGAATTGTAGCCATATCCGAAAAAATATTATATATTACAAGGTCATTCGACCCGCTTAACATGTATGTTCCATCGCGCGATACGCTAATGCCGCATGGACTATTATTTATTGAAACATCATTGGTCCATGTGGTGCCGTAGTCGATGGAAAAATACAAGCCGCCGGCATATGCCGCAGTGTTATAACACAACATTTGAACACGCCCATCAGCCGACATTCCCACATTTGAAGATGACCATCCGGTTTTAGTAGTCCCATCCGGGTCAAAAGATGTCCATGTGCTTCCGCCATCTTTGGATAAAATGACTGGGTCATTTACACCAGTGTCTGTGAATGACACAATTGTTATATATGTTCCGGTTGATGATATTTCAATTGAGCCCACTTTAAATTGATATAACCCGGTAGTTATGGATGTTGATGTAGCCCATTTATCTGTGCTTTTCAATATTCCACCACCATTTAAAACAACCGCATACTGAATGCTGCCATCTGCCGACATTGCAACATCATAATACGATTTTAATCCAATTGACGTTTTTTGCGTCCATGTTGTGCCACTATCAGATGACGTGTAAATGTAATCATTATCAGCAACACAAGTTTGATGTAAACCGCTATCCGACATTTTAATAGCCATGAAATTTTTTGCAGCTGTTATTGTTGCAGGTTTTGTCCAAGTTACACCATAATCATTCGAAACACGTATATATCCACCGTATTCACAAACACTTTGATATTGCCCAGATGATGACATGGTAACGGCTTTATATATTACACTGCCAACGGCTGTTGATGAAGGCGATTGATTTGTCCAGGTTGCTCCATAATTTGCAGATAACCAGAATCCATTTTTATACGTCGTCACGGTTTGATACATGCCATTCAATGACATTGCCGAGTCCATCATTTGAGAACCTGCAGCAATGGATGAAAACACATTAGCGTATGTATATTTTACCGCGTAGCGCATTGTTCCACCGCTAACACTTGAACCTGTTGGTGTGGTAAGCGTAAAAACTGAATCTACTGTGGTTTTTGGCGCAATTGTAAAATTGCTCAAAGTCGGCGTTGCTTTCGAAACAGTCAATGTCGTCGTAACAGGTGTGGGCGCGTAATAACTGGATGTTTCATCTTGACTTGCAGAAAATACAACTGTACCCACCTTGTTGACTGTTGTTGAACCCAAATCAGTTACTGACGCAACCGTCGTGTCTCCGCTTAAAAAAGCATAATGCATTGTTCCACCACTCGTGCTAGAACCTGCAGGTGCCGTAAGCTGAAACACTTTATCGCCTATTGAAATGTAGTCTTTTACTACAACGTAATTGATTGTTCCTGGAAAAGTTTCAACGCCTGAAACCCACCCACCGATAGAAACCGGTCCAAGACCCATAGGGTCTGTTACATTTGTTGCTGTATATGTGGATGATACCTGAGTTGAAACATTTGTCAATTTGAATGTAATGCTAGTTCCGACTCTCGTAATATTCAAGTTGTATGCAACGTTGATGCTCACTGACCCGGTGGTAAAATCATACGTCATATTCTTATGAGAATAGTAAATTGTATTAGAATTTGATATCCATATGCCCCAACCACGTGAGTCAACAGCATTATACATACTACCCAACAAAGCGCGCCATGAATTTGCACCACCTGTCGCTGTAAAACCAATGTCAATTATCCAGTTTGTAAGAGAATTCATTACAGGAAACCCTGTTACTGCAAGTGTTGGTATAGTTATTGGACCGACCGTCGTTCCATATGTTTTTGAAACTGTAACATTGCTCAAAACCGGCGTCACCTTGTTTACAAGAAATTTTGCAGAAATAGGAGTGGGTGCATTGTAATTGGTTGTTAAGTCTTGGCTTGCAGTAACTGTAACCAAACCAGCACCAACAATTGTCACTTGTCCAGTCAATTCAACAATGGTTGCAACTTTTTTACTTGCAGGAATTGTAGCCATATCTGAAAAAATATTATATATCAAAAGGTCACCCGACCCACTTAACATGTATGTTCCATCGCGCGATACGCTAATGCCGCACGGATTATTATTTATTGAAACATCATTGGTCCATGTGGTGCCGTAGTCGATGGAAAAATACAAGCCGCCGGTATATGCCGCAGTGTTATAACACAACATTTGAACACGCCCATCAGCCGACATTCCCACATTTGAAAATGTCCATCCGGTTTTAGTGCTGCTTCCATCCGGGTCAAAAGATGTCCACGTGCTTCCGCCATCTTTGGATAAAATGACTGGGTCATTTACACCAGTGTCTGTGAATGACACAATTGTTATATATGTTCCGGTTGATGATATTTCAATTGAACCCACTTTATTTTGAGTGAGCCCGGTAGTTACGGATGTTGATGTAGCCCATTTATCTGTGCTTTTAAATATTCCACCATTTAAAGCAACCGCATACTGAATGCTGCCATCTGCCGACATTGCAACGTCATAATACGATTTTAATCCAATTGACGTTTTTTGTGTCCATGTTGCGCCACTATCAGATGACGTGTAAATATACTCATTATCAGCAACACAAGTTTGATGTAAACCGCTATCCGACATTTTAATAGCCATGAAATTTTTTGCACCTGTTATTGTTGCAGGTTTTGTCCAAGTCACACCATAATCATTCGAAACATATATATATCCAGCGTATTCACAAACACTTTGATATTGCCCCGATGATGACATGGTGACGCCTTTATATATTACACTGCCAACGGCGGTTGATGAAGGCGATTTATTTGTCCAGGTTGCTCCATAGTTGGCAGATAACCAGAATCCATTTTTATACGTCGTCACGGTTTGATACATGCCATTCAATGACATTGCCGAGTCCATCATTTGAGAACCTGCAGCAATGGATGAAAACACATTAGCGTATGTATATTTTACCGCGTAGCGCAGTGGTCCATTGCTTACTTCAGTTGTTTGGGGGTCCTTAACGGTGACAGATGATACTATTCCAGATAATGTTGTAGGTGGATTATTTGTGCCAAAAGTACAAATATTATCTGGAGTTAATATTAAATTTTTACCCTCACTAATATAATCACGATTAGAAGATACTGTAACTCCTGTGTTAACATTCTTTAGAAAAACATAAAGAAGAGTAGGGGTTCGTTGAATTGTGAGTACATAATTTGTATTTATCAGTATACCGCTTAAGAAATCCCAATATATGCCTTCAGTATATGAAACAATATGGACTCCACCGCCCGGATTTAAAAAAAATGCCCATCCACTACTTGTAGAAATGGGATTACCCATTAAAAATTCATATCGACTCAAGACTGCAGTTTTATTGAATGAAATACTTATTTCCCAATAAGTTAGTGTACTTATTCTTGGAAAATTGATCAACACTGTGTTTTGTGTTGGATAATTTATAGAATACAAATACTGTTTAATTGTTGGTGCGGTAAGGGTAAAAACCGAATCTCCAATATATTTTTGTCCAATTGTAAAATCTATCAAAGTTGGTGTTGCTTTCGAAACAGTCAGTGTCACAGTGACAGGTGTGGGCGCATTGTAACCGGATGTTTCATTTTGACTTGCAGAAAATACAACTGTGCCCACCTTGTTGACCGTTATTAGTCCCGTACCGGTTATTGACGCAACCGTCGTATCACCGCTTAAAAAAGCATAAAGCATTGTTCCGGTGCTCGTGCTAGAACCTGCGGGTGCTGTAACCTGAAATGCCGCGTCTCCATACGTTTTTGAAATTGTAACATTGCTCAACGTCGGCGTAACCTTGTTTACAATCAAAAGGGTTTTTGCCGAAGTGGTGGATGCGTTGTACGACGTTGACATATCTTGTGATGCCGATATAATAATGCTTCCGCCACCTGTTAATGACACTGAACCAGAAAGCTCATTCAAAGTTGCAATATTTGCAGCCGCCAGTCCTCCTATATACATTCTTATTAAATTTACACCGAATCCTGCCGCAATGAAGGAACCATCCCTAGATATGCGCATAGTTGTTAAAGATGACGCATTTGTTGCAGAATATGTGTCTTTATTCCATGTAGCTCCGTAATCAATAGAAAAGTAAATTCCTTCACTATTACCCAGTGCCTGAATTTTGCCACTTGCAGATATTGACACCATTGTCCAAATATTTGTTGAGCCCGGAATTGTTGTTGCTGCCCATGTAACTCCATAGTTCGATGATATCGCTCTATTACATGCAAGGTATTTCCCGTCAGACGAGATTGCCATAGTGTTAAGTTGGTATGATATTCCAGAACTGTATATTGTCGAATTTGTCGCCCAGTTATCTGTAGTTTTAAATATTTGCCCTGACCCCCATTCAAGCGCGAATTGAGTAGTACCATCCGCAGTAATTGCACAATCTTGCCAATAAGCATTAGTCATTTTGGCTGCCCAGGTTGAACCAAAGTCAGTTGATGTATAAATTTGTGCCGAGTTACCAACGCTGATAATATACTGTCCAGAGTCTGACATTTCAACACGAATATTTCCACTATTATTAGCTCCTGTCTTCGCAAAACTAACACCATAATTACTTGAAACAAATACTCCACCAGCATGATTGTAAGCTTGATATTGTCCGGTTGATGACATGGCGATTCTATTACCAGCATCAGCGAAAGCATAACGAGTCCAAGTGAATCCATAGTTGTTGGATACGTAAATGTAATTAGCTGGGTCTGAATATATTGCAGAAATATACTGACCGTTACTCGACATTGCAATACGATTAAATTGCGTGCCTGCAATTCCGCTGAAAATTAGATTGCTGAATGTATAATGAAATGCTCCAGTGCTAAGAGCTGGCGCGGTTGCAACCACGTTGAAATTAGCATCTCCAATCGTTTTAGTAACGCTTTGAGATGGAAAACTTAATGTCGGCGTTCCTTTTCCAACAGTAAATACCGCAGTAATGGCTGTCGGTGCGTAAAAATAAGTTGTCTCATCCTGGTTTACGGTAATCGTGGCAGAACCCACATTAACAATGGTAATCGTTCCCGCATCGGTAATTGTGGCAACCGACGAATTATTGCTTGTATAATGGAATGTTCCAACAGTAGTATTTTGACTCGCTGGTGCCGTAACTGCAAAGGATGAATCTCCCAAATTTTTGGATGCAATTGAAAAAGCACTCAAGGTCGGCGTTCCTTTTGTAACAGTCAGTGTTGCTGATGTAATCGTATCAGCAGCGTAAAAACTCACTTCACTACTACTTTCCGTATCTTGATTTGCAGTAAATGTGACGGCTCCAATTCCCACAAGCGTTACCAACCCGGTGGATGAATTAATTGTGGCAATCGATGTATTTGATGATGCATAATAAATAGGCTTAGTTGGAATTCCATTATTATAACCAGGATAACCAGTGTATCCAACAGGACCGCTGCTTGTTGCCGCATAAGTAAATGTAGACCCCGTTGCACGAGGTGTGGTTAACACAGAACTCCATGTAAGAATCGATTTTAATTTTACATAACAATTTGGACCAAATTGTGAAAATGCAATAGATCCAACAGAGTTGACGCTTAATGGAAGAATAACATCCGCGTCATTACTAATCCTCAACTTCTGATAACCTGCACCCGGAGTTACTGAATCAGGGTTTGTAGTGGCATAGTAAAATGCACGATAACCAATCGTGGTCAAAGTTGGTGGAAAGAATGTTTTTGGACCAAATGGTGATGTAATTATACCCAAGCCTATAAACATGAATGCATTTTGTCCAATTGTAACAAGTTTAGAGGTTGCGCTGAATGAAAAATTGGTAAACCCAGTAGGCACCCCCACCCAAGTCATGTTGTCTGCAATTGCAGTGATTGTATACGTGCCACTTACTTTCTCAGGAAAAACTAAACTTGCTCCTCCGCGATAATTTGTAACAGTTGCATTTGAATTTGCATCCAACGTATAATCGAACAAACTATCACCAAAAGAAATGTTATTTATATTCGCACCAGTGAAATTGGCGGTGGAAAAATCAACACTTCCACTGAATGATGAATTTTCAAGATTTGAATTAGAAAAATTAGCATTTGTTAGCGTTGCATTACTAAAATTACTGTTGTTCATATACGTCATATTTGATATATTATAATTGGTCAAATTAGCATTTGAATAATTCATAGGAAAATTCAGCATGATACCACTTGAATTATTAAACGTATTTGGAAAACCAGTAAAATGCATTATGGTTGGAACTCCATTATAAGTTAAAGAACAATACACATTATTTTTTTGTTTTGTTTCATATACCTGTAATACCGTGTCATATCCCGTTGGAAAAGAGTTGACAGTAATGGTCGGAGTTGCAGCCGTTGTATCAATCATTGAATATTGACTGATGGAATTTATTCCAAAAATGTATAAATATTTGTTGATTATTGTGATTTTGTCTGATGATGCGGCGACAGGCAATGTTATAAATAACGACCATGTCGCATCAGATAGTTTTATCCTATATACTACATTTTTACTGCCCAAAAATGCAGCATAGCAATAGGTACTACTGTCATCAAAAGATGCCCATGCTAAAGTATCATTCGAAACAATTTGACCAGTTGAAATTTTAGTGAAGGCGTCATTTACTATATTTATTATATAAACTGTTGCGACATTATATGAACTTGTTACAATATATTTATCATTCTTATCTATAAACATATCTCGTAAATTGCTAATTGACCCAATTGAAACAACAGATGCTGTGCTTGTAGTTAAATTATAAACCAATAACTTTTCTATATCGTTAGTATAAGCGCGAGTTCCTGTTGAATTGCACACGGTGTTACTTGCACTTCCAAATTGCCCAGGACTCAATACTGTCAGTGTATTTGTAGAAAATACATATCTACACCACCCTTCATTTGTCGAATTCCATGTATTGATAAAAACTGAATTTCCAGTCGGGTCAATTACGTACTTGCGCCAAGCGCCAGTTGTTGCAGGAATTATGTAAGGCGTGCTCGTTGCCCAGTTATAAAATGTTGCGCCTGCACTAATAACTCCATTTGCAAATGTCTGCTTTCCGTACAAAAATAATGCATTATTGCTGTTACTTATATAACCAATATTATTATAATAATTAGAACTATTGCTGTTGGTGGTGATGCTTGTGTACCAACTCGGCGCATTCGTGATTATGTCATCGGATAATGCAAATTGTGTTACAGCCGTGCTAGATTGGTTTACATTAACATACGATGAAGACCTTGTCCCATTCAACAACTCTCCCCATAACCTATATCTTATCGGCACATTTTTATTTGCTGATGCACCATTGTCAGACACATTACCATTTCCTTCATTTTCACTATCAATGTAAAATGGCACAGTTGACTCAATGCATCCTTTTCCGGCAGCATAATCAAATAAAACATCTATGCCAACTACATTTGTTGTTTGATGTACAACTTGAAAACGCACTTTTGGCGTGTAACTTGAAGAAGAAAAAGAAAGTGCATTGGAATCGGTTGCCCATGAAATGTAAAATCGAGCGTTGGATTTTTTGAAATTGTAATAGCTTGCAAAATATACTACATAGTTGGTAATCGAAGTTGGCGGAAGCGCAATGCTTGTGTTGGCATTATTATAATCTATCAACGGGTTTGACAAACCAACATTTGAAAAATAATATGAATAGTTGCTATTAGGAAGAAGACTTGGATTTATACTGCCAATAATTGAATATACCATTGCATTGTTAAAATTTGCTCCTGTAAATTTCGTTGAATTATTGATAGTTATTCCTTTCAAGATTGCACTCGTAAAATTAACATTAGTTAAATTTGCACCACTAAAATTTGCACCAGTTAAATCAACATTCGAAAAATTTATTCCGGTTAAATTTGCACCCGTAAAATCCGTATATTTAAGATTGATATACAAAGCTGAAGAAACACCAGGCAAAAAAATACCGCGAATAAAACTAAAATCGGGATTTAAATACAGTCCAATGTTCGGAAAGGCGAAAGTGGTCACCCACAAAGAACTTGAATAATTGGCAATGGTACAATGCAAAGCATTTCTTGTTCTATCATAAAATGTACCGGAATTGTCATTCAATAAATAATTTGCAACTAATCCGGCGCTACTGGGTTCAACGAGAACATTCATGTAACTTTGAATTTGGGCAGGTGTGCGACACACATTCCATAGACGCAAATCGTACATGCTACATCCCGAATTTGTAAAATTTGAGCCAGTTGTAGTTCCGGCCAGTTGCGTTCCTATTCCCAAAACTCCATCATCTCTATTTAATGTTGCCGGTCCAGTCATTGTTTGTTTTAAAACACCATTAATGTAGAATTGATAAGAAGTTCCTGAGCGCGTTATTGCAACATGGCACCATTTTCCTGTAGTTACAGTTGCGCTAGTGGCATACAACCAAGTGCCAGAAATTGCAGTATTGGCAAATCCCAAGCATCCGAGATTTGCCGTTATTGTATTTGCATTAGGACTCACTTGAAACAAATAACATGAATTTCCTCTGTCAACAATTGTTGAATTCAGAGTTTGTGCCGGTTGATAATACCACGTCTCGATTGTAAATGCATTTCCGCCAATTGACGCGGAAGTTCCCGTGTATCCAGTTACCAAATCTAATGCAGTATTATATGAATTATACGGACATGTTGCGTATGCATTAGTTCCATTAAAAGAAAAAAAGTATGGAAGAATAAGCTGAGTTTTCAATACGACGGAAACATTTGTGGAATTTGTTACGGCAAGAACGCTTGTTGCGCTTTCTAGCGACGCATTATTTGCATAAATTCTATCAAAGTTTAAAGTTGGTCCTGACGTTACCCATGTTGTCCAGCCGGTTCCTCCTGCCCCTCTATTTTTGATAGTTGTCACCTTGCCGTCACTTGTTATAGCACATATAATCTTATTGGATACGGTAGCGTTGTTTACATTCGATAAAAGTAAGACATTATTCATTAACAGTCGCAATTCTCCACTGGAATTTAAAATGACTGCTCCTTGATTAAACTCTCCTTCATATAAATTCCACATTTTGACTACATTTATATGCACAGATATATCAGTACTAAAAAAATATCCAAAACTGTTGCCACCCCTCCAAGCCAATGTTCCATCGCTTCTTAAAAATATACATCGACCATTCGATTCTATTGCATCTACAATGTTTGTTTGTGTTCCTGCAGATGCACCTGATAATGTATCTATATATGTTCCATCTGATAATAATATAAGCGGTCTATCATTCATTTTTATAATTTTAACTGCTGTTTTACCTGTTATATACGTACTTAAACTTGATGCTCCAGCTCCCCACGCCACAAGAGAACCATCGCTTTTTAATGCAATATAACACGAATTCCAATCATAACCTATTGTGAGGAATACATCGACTACGCCAGAAGTAATATTACTTCCAGCCGGATAAAATGTTGTTGGATTGGACAAATAATTAGTACTAGCCGATGTTCCTCCAAAAAATACAACTGACCCGTCCGTTTTTATTGCGGCAAAAGCGGGAGGCCAACCAATTGTTACTAGTTTAACGAAACCACTATTTAAATTTGAACCGGCAGGATATATAAAGGCAGGAACTGATGATGAATTTTTGAAAACTTCGCATCCCCAACCTCTTATTGACCCGTCGCTTTTCAAGCATGCTATATCCTGATATGATGTGGCTATAAAGTTAACACCACTAGACAAATCAGATGTAGGAAATGCAGGAAAATTTGTAAAAATTCCATACCCCACAACTGCACCATTGCTTTTTAAAGCATATAAATAGTCACTATATGTACACACTGACACAACGTTACTTGATAAATTTTCGGACGCCGGCGCTATTGTTTTTGCTGAAGAAACATGATATCCCCATAGTACCAAACTACCATTATTATCCGATTTTAACGCCATCGGGGTTGAAAATAAATATAGAACATTGCTTTTAAGTTGTGAACTTACTTTAGAAAATGAATTAGTGTGATCATCATCACCGTAGGATACAGCATATCCACCAATTCCACTTGGTCCCCCAAAAATACTGTAAGGAAGCGTCCCGGTTGGCAACGTTGGTCGTGATGGTAGAGTTGGAGCAGATAGAGGCAATGTGGGATTCGTTGGGCGGGTTGGTCGGGGTGGTAACGTTGTTATTGTGGGCACTTGAGTCGTATACAAGTACAAGCTATCCACGTTGAACATTTCAGAATCTAATAATCCCATATAACCATTAATCGAATCATTAAAATACACTTCTTTCAGATTAATGCCAACATGCGACTCCAAAAACCAGTTTCCACCGAGCGATGACGAGCCCGTATCATCAGTTGAAGCGCGGATTTCCACGCCGGTTTGTACCGACAGCGTGTCGATGATGTATTTCCAATCAGGATTAGAATAAAGCGCACACGCCATCATGTCAAAATGTGCAGTGTTTAATTCCGTCTTGCACCACTCAATAAATTCTTTTAATGGTGTCCATGTGGATAATTCATTATCCTGTGTTTCAACTTGCTCAATGATGCTTGTTGTTGTTTGCGCATCCACAATTTTAAATGTCGGCATTTTATAATTGTGCTGAACAAGTCCAACTGAATTCGCGAGAACGCCACTTGACCTCATTCGCTCTTTCAATGTGTCGAAAGTGTCAGTGTAATAGTCAAACGTTATCCCCAGTGACAATGCAGGGTCGACAGCCGCAATAATCGCCTCATAATGCGATACACGCGTGTCAATAAGCAGAATGTTTATATTCGCCGTCATTGATTATATATTTGTATAAGATAATAATAATATATAATTAATTATATATAATTATATATAAAATAAATAAAATAATTGACTAATGGACATTTCTTTAAATTCCGTCGATGACGCAACTCTAGAATATATGGTAAATGTCGCACAGTATGAAAAATACCTTCGCAAAAATAATATAGATTACAACACGGGATTCAAGAGAGATTTGAAATTTTATCGAAAAAGAATAATTTCCATCACAAAAGACCTTTTTAAAGATGAAATGAATGATGTTGCGTTAAACGGCGCATTCAACATGTACATGAAGGCGTGCATTTCCCATTTGAAATTTGAAGACCAAAGTGAAACCATACAAAAATGTTACGTGTGCATGGGAATTGTAGCGGGTGAACCAACTGCGCAGCAGAACTGCATATGCAGTAACAAACTCGACGCACTCGACGTGCTCAACGCATTTGAATTAAATAAAACCAACGAACTTTGTTTCAAACCAAAAGAAGTAAAAAAACTTACACTTGATACTTATGTTATAAAAAAATCATCGTCTCAGAAAAAAGAACCGGTTGTTTTCCCGCAACAATTTAAATTCAATCCCAAAGACCCATCATTCAAATACAAGGGACTAAAAAAACAAAAAAATAAAAAAGATAAAATTCCCGGCACCACCACCACCACCAATGAAATTAATTCAGAAGAAACTAAAAATTAAAATAACAAAATAAAATTAAAAATAAAATTAAAATAAAAAAGTATTATAACTATAAATTAAATACAAATGCCTCCTCATAGTTTAAAACATAAAAAAAATAAAAGTATTCGAAAAAAACCTACGCAAGAAAATGAAAATAATTTAGATGAATCGTTCAAAAAACTTTCATGCGCACCAACCCAAGAAAAAGATTTCACGTGCTATACCACAAATGCTATTATAAAACTCAGAAACAGTTGGAACGCGCGTCATCCAGATGCATTAATAAAGAGCAATGATGTGAAAGAAATATGGGAATCGCTGAAAACAGGATTTGGAAGCGTGTGTAACAAGGAATCGTGTTGGATGCGACAACTGTTTAACGAAGGCGCATCTGCCACGAAAGATTTATTCAACTATTTTGCACCTGAAAGCCCAAAAACGTGGAATAAAAATCCACATGAGTGGCTGTCCAGTGTTGATATTACAAAAGTTATGAAACAATACGAAGACGCGTTTCCTTTTTTTGAATTTATTGGTCCGTCACCCATTGATTTCGACAAAACTCCAAAGGGTGACCCATCATGCGTATACGAAGAATTGTGCAATTTCGACATAAAAACTTACTTGAATCCGGCCAATAATAAAAATAAAATTGGAATCATTTTTAATACCGACCCACACTATTTATCCGGCTCTCACTGGATATCTCTCTTCATCAATATTAAACAACAGTTCATTTTCTTCTTCGACAGCACCGGCGACCCGCCATCCAAAGAAATCAATAAATTTGCCAAGAAAATAATGAAACAGGGAAAAGAAATCGGAATAAATTTCAAATACGTTGTAAATGATAAACAACACCAAAAAAGCAACACGGAATGCGGAATTTATTCGCTTTTTATGATTTCCAACCTTTTAAAAGAAACTAAAACTCCAAATGATTTCTTGACAAGTATATTTACAGATAAAGAAATGACACATTTTCGACAAATTTTCTTCAACAAGGAGTCGCTATAAATGCGACTATTATTATATTACCATTGCTATATTATTTTTTATATATAAATAATATAACATAATAATAACACAATGTCAAAAATATTTTATATTATTTTAGCCATTATTGCGTCAATATCTGTAATTGTTTTATTTTCATTTTGTAAACAAAAATCCACCATCATAGAGTCTCATCAAGGTCATGGAGGGCGAGGACATCCTCACGGTAGTGGAAGTCGACACGGAGGTGGCGGCGGCTGGGGTGGAGGCGGTTGGTGGGGAAGACAATACGCGCAACCCATCTATTTCAACCCCTATAGTTATGGTTATGGTGGTGGTGTGAATTACAACTGTAGAAATGGATGCATTAATACTGGCAACGGATGGGGGTGTCAATACCCGGGATGGAGTGCAACTGACTGTTGGTTTGCTTCAGACTGTGATGGATGCGGCGGCGGAAGCCGACGAGGTGGGTGGTGGTTTTATTAGAATCAACTAGGTGTCTCTCAATAAATAAAATAAAATATAATAAAATATAATATATAATATATAATATATAATATATAATAAATTCATCATGCACCTTCGAAAAACAAAAAAATATAATCGCACATCTCTTCCTGCACGCTACATTCCAAAACAGCTGTCAAGAAAGGACAAAAAGCGCCAACTTGGAATGTTGATGAAATCGCGGAAATTATACAAGAGCAACAAATACTACACGCGGAAAAACGTTTCCTCTTTTAAGAGTAAAAAATCTTCTCATATAGAAAATGCCAAACGAATTTACAATATTGACAACGTTACTCCAAGCAATGAACTAGCACGTAAAACTGGATGCTCTTTGGGCGCACTGAAACAAATCGTGCGTAAAGGCGAAGGTGCATACTATTCCTCGGGTTCACGACCCAACCAAACACCGCAATCTTGGGGTTTGGCTCGTTTGGCAAGCTCCATTACCGGCGGAAATGCATCCGCCGTTGATTACGACATTTTAAAAAATGGATGCAGCCACACTAAAAAAGCATTCTTGCTAGCAAATAAAAAAGTAAAAGCAAATAAATAGAATCTAGAGAATCTAGAAAAAGTATCAAATAAAATTAACAATTTTTATTTTTATCATGATGGTCTAATCGATGCCAAAGATATTATAAATCGTCTCATTTTCCTTCTGAATTCGTAATAATCAGGGTCATCCGTGTCTGTTACGCTCTCCAGCCGTTTCAAACACTCGTAAAAATGTTTGCAACTTTCAACCGTAATTAAACTTGCTCCGTTGTCATAAATGGCATTCATTTCCTTTCGACACTCTTGATGGTATTGCGTGTAATAATAGTCGTATGACGACAAAGTCATATAATTCAACACGTTGCACATCACGCCAATAATGTCCTCCTTCAACTTTGATAACCTCGTCTCTTCACTGCTCCCTTCCATAACTTCCATTTCAACATTATTGGTATCCATATTGTAAATAAGTAATAAGTATTTGAATATATTTAATATAAATAATAATTTAAATTCTAAATCATTATTTTCATTTCATATTTATTTTATTCATTTTTTTAAGAAGTTTTAACTGCGACCACCACCGCGACCACGAGTGCGAGGCGCATCATCGCCACGACCGCCACTCGCGCCACCACGCGTCTTGAATGATGAAGAGGATGATGATGGCGCTGATGGCGCTGCCGAACTTGCTGTCCTCCTCAGAACCGGCACGTATGCGTCACCGTCACCACCGTCATCCTCTTCATCATCACCTCGACCACCCTGTTGTTGCGAAGAAGACGGCTGGCGCGCATCATTGCGCGTCTCGCACATCAACTTGCCGCCAAACATGCCCGTCACATTCGTGGCCTGGCACGAATGCTGACCGTTTGCAACATTCGATACATCAAACTCCACGTACTCACCTTGAACCAAGAACCTGTACTGCTCCTCCTGAACTTTGACATTTGAATGATGCACGAAAACCTCGCTTCCAACCTTTAGCTCGCCACTTCCACCACCTCGAACCACAGTCAAAAAACCAAAACCAGTCTTCATATTAAACCACTTTACACATCCCGCCATCTTTTGTCCACTCGTTGCCGTTGTTGCCATTTTGTATGCTTGTTGAATTGCTTAATTGCCTTTCTATAACATTATTAGCGAGACATCTTTAAGTATCTTTGAATATATAATTTAACTCAATCCGTGTATCGCAGGACCACGCATTCAATAATTTGCATCATTCACATTAATCCATTAATCATAGTAATTGTAAAAAATAAAAAAAAGATAAAAGTTAAAAGATAAGAAAATAAAAAATAATAAAAATAGAAGGTAACGAGCATAAAACTATTCAAGTTTTTACTATTTATTTTTCAAGATAATTCAGTTATATCAATTTTTTTTGAGTTAGTTCCATAGTGTATTTTAAAACTATCTGAAAGAAGAATCTTATTATTTTGTTCTTCTGATATTTTTTTTACATTTTCATGAATTTTATTATTATTATACTTGATAAAATTTGAATCCCCGTACCCAGTTCCAGTTACTTCAAATTGGGCTCGTCGACGAGGCGCCATAGCGTCATTGGATGCATTTATATAAAAACCAATTTTGGAGTCTTATTATTTGTAATATTTCTTACATTTTCAGGCATAACTACTTTATAATTTAACCATTCAGTTTCATTATGTAATCGCGGCCATTCATGGTACAACTTTAGTTCTTCTAATTCTATAGATTCATCTTCAATCATTTGTAATAACAAAAACAATCCAAAGATTACTTCAGTGATTTCGGCAATGCTTGTGTCATATAGTTTATCCAAATAATTCGAGTGTAGCCAATCTTTAATACTAACAAACCAACTCATTAATTTTATATATATTTTTTTTGGAATAACAAATGTATGTAAGCATATAAAGTTACTGGATTTTTTATTGTTTTTAACGGTCTCATAAGAATGATTTGTATTAAAATATTCATTATATTTTTGTAGTATAGACTTTTCATATGGGTTACAAACAAATTTAACATTAAGTTTATTATTAAATAAAGAATAAAAATATATGTCATTTTGAGAATTATTAATTTTTTCTTCTATGGCGTAAATAAAATTAGATTCTAAAATCATATCATACTGTATGAAACCAATGTAGTCAGATTTTTCATATAATTTATTTGTATAAACGTGATAAAAACAAGATGTTTGACAATAGTTTGTATCTTGGTACAAGCTTTCATAATTTGTTAGTTCATACTCTTTTAATATATTGTATTTCTTGTCCTTATTATATATTTTACTATATTTTATATTAACATCATACATTGTTAGTTTTTCTAATGAATATTCATCTAATTTTTCATAGCAATTATCAAATAATTTGTTGTGCCAAATATTGTAAATTTGTAAATTTGTATTTTTATTATTATTATTATTTTCTGTTTTACCAATTATTTTATCAGCTAAATTTTTAAAAAATGTTTTATCTGGGTCATTTGATAAAATATCAAACCACAATGGTGTAATTATTTGTTCTTTAAAAAATGATTTATATAATTCTTCGTCATTGTCAACTTTTATAATATAATCAACTAATTCATCAAAGTTCTCAAAATCATTTGCATTTATAAATGTTTTTGGATTATAATCTTTTACAACATCTGGATGCCCCAAATAAATAGGAACACAATTAGATTTAAAAACATCACAAATTTTTTCTGTAACATATCCTTTATATATTGTGTTTTCAAATGCCATAGCAAATTTATAATTATTATTGTGTTCAATTTTACCAGAGCAGTTTAAACCAAGTGGAACAATGTAACCAATATTATTTAAATATGAGCCACCACAATCCACTTGTTTATATTTTGATAATTTTTCAATAAATTCTTTACGATTATTTGCTAATCCAGGACCACTTGCAATAAAGGAGCAAAATTTTTCTCTACTAGGAATAATATTTTCATTATTTTTTCTCTTATTACACTCTTCAAGTATTGATTTGTCAAAATAACATAACCACAACGGAACTCTTGTGTTGTTAAAGGAATTTTCATCAAACGTCACATTAAAATCAGCATCATCTCTTTGTGGATATGGTTCTCCTGAAAAGAAAATTTTTCTTCCAGCTGTATAATTTTTATGTGAAAAACCAAAAACACTGTAAAATAAAATATCAGGATTTTCAGATGGATTAACTATTTTAATTTCATGACTATTACAATATTCTCTTAACAAATTAGTAAAAAAATTATTATTTAATTCAAAATATCCACCACAGTATTCTTTATCCCACCAGTCACAAAAAGCAACTGTCATTGTAACATCGCAAATTTGTATATCACTGTCCGAATTGAATATCGTGAATGGCGTCTTTATTAAATATTCATTTGTCTCACACATGTGGGAATTGAAAACATGGGTAACGGAAGTGTCTATTGCTCGGGTAATTGAATGCGTTGTGTAATAGTCAATGAAACGGGCGGCGCCGCTTTTTTTGATAATATATCCTCCAGCTCCATCAACTTCATAGTTGTTTTTTTTAATGACACGCAGGTTGTCCACGCTTGTGCACGGATGCTTGATGGAATTCAAACAACGATTGTATGACAAGTGAAACAAAGTTGAAATGGTACAGTATTCAGATTCGGCATCCGCACTGAACAACTGAACGGCTTGCGCCATTTTCAACCCAAAGTCATCCACCAGTTCCGAGTCATCCTCTAAAATTACATATAAATCACAAGTTGAATCATGTATCAGTCGCTTCCACAAGGCAATGTGCGACATGGCGCACCCGATGACTCCCTTCTTGTAGTTGAAATCATTGCCATGGAATAGTGCACGCACTTCTTCAGTCAAGACCAACTGCCTACCATCCACGGCATCCATGAACTCATAACCTGTTATATTTTGGTTTTGTAACCGAGCTTCCATTTTCAGTCTGCGATCATAACGGCGTTTCAAATTGATGATAACCATTTTGAATTTGGGTGTTGGATATGTAGGATTCAATCCCAATACACCAGCCCATTCTTTTGCCCGGTTTTCCCATGAACACGACATTGCATATTTCTTTCCATTTATTCTCATTTCTGCTTTTCTCTCTTCGCTCAAATTCACAATACTTTTAATTTCGGTGCCAGGAATTACCTGAATTCCATATTTTCCAATCGTTTCATTGAGGCCGGCCAGCGGATAATATAAACACACAACTTCGTGCATCAACATCTCAAGTGCAGTGATGCAACTCGTTTCATAAAATGTACACGTATATAACCAATACTCTGCTTTCGATATTAAATCGTGTAATTGTAAAGTATTTAATTTCCCATAGTGTGTAACACTGTCACTATGCTGAGTTATAAGTTTCTCAATGTCCTCGTCTTTGTTTCTGTTTGGATTCGGAAATGCATCATAAGATGATATATCCAGCGTCGCATCTGGCATAACTTCAAGTATTTTATCCCACAACTTTAACAACACATCCAATCCTCTACTACTGCAAGACGTCCAGACAAATTTATTTTTTATTTTATTATGCGGTAATGATGAATCAGGATTGATGCCATCTGACGATACAGATGGAGGAACCAGTATTCCATTATTAATTATCGAAACTTTATCTTTTAAACATGAGTGGCTTTGAATCACATTTAATTTATGCCATGTCGTTAAACATATTACTCCGTTGATATATTTGTTATTTTCTTCAATTATACTATTTACTGGAACATCATTAAAGTTATTTAAAAATCCGGTATCATGTGCAGACAAGTACAGCTGATGACAATTAAACCGAGGAAATAATATAAAAAATGATACATACCGAGATACAATAATTGTGTGAAATTTTTCAACATCTAACAATGCTTGCAACTTGAAACGATTCACATACCTTACATTTCCCACCACTTCGTCTGTAACATCACCGCTTATTATTATCTCACATTCTTTCGGAAAATTCCTAGCCAAATATGCAACCGCCTTTTCAGCTCCTCCGGCGGCATTATTGGAAATGTATGTGTCATTCCATAAGTAACCCATAAATCCAGTATAAATCAATATTTTTTTTCTGCTTGAATACTCATCCGTCACTGATGCTTCTCTTTTTTTT